AGGTAGTGATGTTGAAGCAATCAAAACTCATGGAGGCTACTACAAGCTCAATGAGGTAAAGTTGTATGAAGGCTCTTTTGTAACCTTCGGAGCGAATCCAGAAACTCCAAACGAAACAAAATCTGAGGAAGAAGTCAAGCAAATACTTGACGAATTAGAAGAGAAGTCAAGCCTCTTTTTATCAGATTTGAAAAAAATAACTAGTGCAGATCCTGTGAAAGAACAAGAATTTTTGCAACTTTTGCATAGTTATAAGTCACTCGCACTTCGAAAGCCGTCTTTAAAAGACACTCAAAAAGAGCAAGCCGACGAACCGAAATCAACATTTTTATCATTTATCAAATAATTTCAAAGTGAAAAAGAAATTCGAAACTTTCCTAACGGAAAAAGGAATCACTTCTGAGGAGTTCGGTAAAAAGTCGGCTGACGAACAGTCTGAACTTTGGGCTGACTTCATCGAAGTGCAAATCAAAGCTCAAAGCGAGCTTGTAGAAAAGAAAGCCTCAAAAGAGGAGATCGCAGAACTCATCCGTGAAAAAGATGAAGCTCGTGCTGAAGAGATGAAAGCCATCAAAGCAGCTATGAAGGAGCAAGGTGAAGCAATGAAGTCAATGAGCGTGAAGCTTGTTTCTTCTAGTGCAAATCCAAAATCAGAAATTGAAGTGGCTATCGAAGAGAAAGCTGAAAGCTTCAAGAAAGAGATTGGCGAGAAAAAAGGCTCAGTTGAGTTTGAAATCAAAACCGATGTGACTGCTTCTTCAATTACCAACAGCACAGGAGCATTGCGCTTGGATTCAATTGGTCAACTTGCTCACTCGAAGCTTACCCTTCGTGACTTGTTTACCGTGATTCCAGTAGGAGCAGATTCAAATGGAGTGATTCGTTACTCTGACTGGGATGCTGCTACTACTGCTAGAGCTGCAACTATGGTAGCTGAAGGCACTGCTTTTCCAGAATCAACAGCTGCATGGGAAGAGTTTACTCTTGAGCTTAAGAAAATCGGTGACACTATACCTGTAAGTGAGGAAACTATTTACGATCGTCAGCGTTTCGCTAGAGAAATAAACCAATTCTTGAGCGTAAACATTGCTATTGTAGAAGATAACCAACTTGCTATGGGTGGCGGTGGTGCTGATATGGATGGCTTATATCCAACAGCTCCAACTTATACAGCAGCAGCTTCTGGAATTGCAAGTCCATCAACTTACGATCTAATTGTGAAAATGCGTGAGGCTATCATGGGAGCTTATGGCTCTAAGTATTCTCCAAACTTTGCAATGATGAACATTTCAGAAATCACTTCAATGCAATTAACAAAGGACGCTAATGACAACTATGTCATGCCTCCTTTTGCAGATGACCAAGGAAATGTAATCATGAACATGGTTGTGATTGAAAATTCAAACATTGCCAACAATACTTGTGTAATTGGTGACAGCCGCTACGGAGCTATCTACGAAGTAGAGGGAACAACTATCATGACAGGTTATGTTGGAACTGATTTTGGTAAGGACTTAGTGACGTTGAAAGGCCGCAAGCGCGAGGCTTTACTTCTTCGCAATGTTGACCAGACTGGTTTCCTTAAGTGTACTGATATTGCAGCCGCTAAGGTTACTCTAGCAACATAATATGAAGCCGCGAAACAAGGTTGAAATTGAGTTCACCGAAGATTTCGCAACCAAGAAAAAAGGAGAGCGAGCTGAATATGAACTTCAGCTTGCTTCTTCTTTAGTAAAGCGCTTGAAGGTTGCTAAGTATTTCGTTGAAGTAAAAAAACCAAAAGCAAAGGCAAAGCCAAAGGTAAAGCCAGAAAGCTAAAATCTAAGATTCAAAAGGAAGGCTTGACTGAGAAATCAGTTGAGCTTTTTTTATGTAATTTTGTTGCATGGCTCAGATACTATCAACAACAGATTTCTTAAATGGAGATCTAAAACTCGCACAAGATCAAAACACAAAAGCTGCCATCGCTTCAATACTATCTCCAGAGAAAGAGCTTCACTATTTGAAACAAATTTTTGGGTCTACCCTTGGTCAGAACTTAATTGATGATCTTGCTGGTGATCCGCTTGTACCTGCCTCAGCTAAGTGGCTTGATATTTTCACTCCTTTTGACTTTGACAACAATAACCGTAATTGGTATTGTGAGGGGATTAAAAGAGCTTTGATGTATCTTTTCTACTTAGAGGTAACAACGGGCCAGCCAGTAAGAAATTTCTCTTCAGGTAGTCACGGAGTAAATCAATCAGCAGTTTCGGCTCAAGGAATTAACAAACTTGAAATCGTTTTATACAATAGAGGAGTTGAAGCGATATGCTTGCTGCAAGCTTTTGTTTTGTCTGACTCTGTAACTTATCCTGATTTTAAAGGAATAGAGTTCGAATATCAAAGTCCAATTTAGTATGCTACAAGTATCAACACTGCTTCGAGAGGTTATTGCTTCAATGTCAGTGACCTTGAAAATTGATTCAGTTGAAGCTTCTGGCTCAAACTGGAAAGTATATTGTTCTAATACTCAATATTTAAACACGCTCTCTGAGCTTGAAATTGGTAGCGTTCAATATGTTGTTGAAAGCTTTGTTCAAGACGAATACTTAATTCTTGAAGGAGCAGTCCAACCGACTACAGGTATTTTTGCTCTAAGGAATCCTACTTTCAAACATGGCAAATATCAAGCTGTTTTAACAGAACTTTCAGATCCTCAAGACTTGGACATCATGCCTTTGATCTGGATGCTTGAAAACCAGCAACGGACACGGCCTTCAGATTTGGACAGTAAAATTGAAAGCGAAGGTCAAGTCAGGCTTTTCTTTGCGAATACAGATGACTGGTCGAGAGACACAGAACAGATGTATGAAGAGATTGTAAATCCTGTCCTGACTCTTGTTAATTTATTTCTTGTAGAACTAGAAGCGAATAAAAGGACTGGTGATTTTGGTGTTATTGAAACGACAAACCATGCAAAGCTTACTATCGGAGGTGGCGATTTAGGAGGCAATGAAGCTCAAGGAATCTTTCAGAGAACGCTTTCAGGAATTGAGGTGACTATTAATCTTCCTATCATGGTTGATTTTGATTGCTCTGATACTGCATCAACTCGTGTATGTCCTCAAGTGTTTATCCTAGACAGTAACGGCAATCTGATTACAATGGTTGACGCAGGCTCTTCTTACACTGTTAGCGGTGGTGGCGGTAGTGGCTTTGTTGAGAACTCAGATTCAAGCTATACTAATACAGTAGCAAGTGGAGCTACTTTGGTTCTGCCTGATATTACAGTTACAGATTCAGATGGTTCGACTTCTTCTGTACCTAGTGTTCAAGACGTAGTTTGTTCACCAGCATCAGACGCAACAGTAGAAAATAGCGACACTAGTTATTCAAACACAGTAGCAAGTGGAGGTACTTTAGTACTGCCAGACATTAATGTGACAGATAGCGATGGCTCTATTTCAAGCGTTCCTAGTGTTAAAGATGTAGTTTGTTCACCTGCAGCAGATGCTACGGTAGAAAATTCCGACAGTAGTTATACAAATACTGTTGCAAGTGGAGGTACTTTAGTCTTGCCTGATATTACAGTTACAGATTCGGATGGTTCAACGTCTTCTGTACCTAGTGTCCAAAACGTACTTTGCACGCCTTCAGCAGATGCTACGGTAGAAAATAGCGACAGTAGCTACACCAATACTGTGGCAAGTGGAGGAACGCTTACGCTTCCTGACATTACAGTCACAGACAGCGATGGGAGTACGTTTACTCAGGCTTCTGTTGTAAATGTCGTTTGTAGTTTATCGGCAGATGGTACTGTCAATGTAAATAGTGTATTTTTCGACAATGTAGCTTCGGGCGCAACCTTAAACATTCAGGTAAGGCAATCAAGTGGAAGCACATTAATAGGTTCAAAACAAGGTGCGCATTTTAGAATCCCCGACAGCGTTATTACTTTAGACAATACGGACGGGTCTACATTATCTACTACAAACGTCTTAGCTACTGATGCATCAACTATTACTGCTCCTGATGCTACTGCTGTGATTAAAAACACTTTAAACGCAGTTCTGAAGTCTGAGTTAATTCCTAGCAATGTGAGCGAGGATATTATCATTGCAGATGCAACCATTAACATTAACCAGAGTGACGGTACTTTGATTGCAAGCGCAACCGTAACAGCAGAGGGTTCAGGAGTTTACAATGTCGCTGATTCAACTGTCAATGTGGTTAATACTCTTGGCTCAGTTTTATCAAGTAACTCAGTAAAAGCCACAGTCACTGACACGGTTCTAGCGCCTGATGCAAATGTCGAAAACTCAGACAACAGTTACACAAACACTGTTGCAAGTGGTGGCACGTTAGTGTTGCCAGATATTCAATTGACTGTGAATGGTTCGGTAGTAGGGTCTTATCCTGCTGCTGTGAACATAAGCGCAAGCGCGACATCTGCTACAGAAGTAGACATCTCAGGCGATAACCTTACAGAGTCAGGCGGCTCTGTTAGTGCTATTCAAGATCAAGGGCCAATAGGAAACGACCTCTATCAAACATCGGGGTCTTTGCAGCCAAGCTACACGGCTTCAGATGCTGCCTACAATAACCAACCTACCTTCAGCCTTAACTCAGATTATCTATTCTTTACCTACCCAATGAGAGTATTTTACGAAACAGGCTTCAACTTTTGGTTTGTAGGGAATGCAGCATCAGGCCAAAAAGTTGACCTTTTAGGTGGGTCAGCTAAGAGTGGCGATAGTAGGTCGATTGGTTGGTTTGACGACTTAGGTTATGTTCGCTATCAAAATGACGTTTACTCAAGCGGCTCTGATCCACTTTTAAACGATAGCGCACTAGACACACCTGCGGTGTATTGCTTTAGAGTAACAAACGGCTCAAGCGGTACTATTACATTATACCGAAATGGCGTTGCGTTAGATACGGAAAACAAATCTAGTTACTCAGCACAAGGGGGTGTTGCGTTTAGATGTCTTGGTACATTTATAGGTATTGTCCGTTCTCAAGGTACTATCGCAGCATTTAAGGTTGTAAATGAGGATAGTTCAGTAGCTGACCTAAATACTCAAGGTGCAGCGTATGGTACTAAGTACAATTTCACACAAACAACTATTGTCTAATGCAAGTATTTGAAACATCATCCTTCCAAGAAGATATAGACGCTATTGACTTACACCTTTTCGGAACTATTGACCAAGACACTTGGCAGGGTGAGCCGATAGAGTTTGAAGGAAAGAAATACATAAAGTTTAAACCGATACTCAACGAGTGGCTCAATGGTAGAGCGACAACACAAATTGAAATACCAACAAACGATGAGTAGTTGTTCAACAAAAGAGTTAACTTTTAAAGCTGTACGCATTTAAGAGTAGCGTATAGAAGAAAATGCTTAAATTTGTAAAAATCTAAAAACAATCTCAATGAAAACTTGTCTTTGCGATTTGACCTTCTTGAACACAGGACGGCCATCTTGTATGCCGATGCAAGATGCGGCACGAAAATTAATCCTTGTTCCATTAGCTCAAGCAGATGGCACATTGAATAGAATAACTTTAGCTGATACGTTTAATAAAGCTTATGTCGACGCAGCTATCAACAACGCAGATCCTTATCAGCGTTGGTATCCAATAGGAAATCTTTTGAATGTCGAGGACGTTCGTGGAGATGATGTCGTTGAGACATTTGAAGACGGATCTTCAGCGAAGGTTCAAGATGCAACTGGAACTTTTACTGGTATGATTATCAACCAGACTCCTGATTTTCTTCGCAAAATCGTTTCTTGGGGTTGTACGACTTTTGGAGTGTATGTTGTTGACAAGCAAGGAAACTTGATTGGAGACACTGTCACAGATCCTCTCTTTATGTCTCCTCTTCCAATTAACTCAGCTACTTGGAGTCCTAAGTACATCAAGACAACTGACACCACTGTTCCAAAAGTTATGCTAAGCTTTGAATGGAGACAAGATTTTACCGATGATCAACTCGGTATGGTTCTTGCTTCTGAGTTCTCAGGTGTTGATTTGCTTGACATTGCTGGTTTGGTTGACTTGTACGGAGCTGTTTCAAACGAAGCGACTACAGGATTTACAATGACAATTACAACCGACTACGGATCTGCGAAGACTCGTGCAAAGGTGAGTGGATTAAATGCTGCTGATTTCGATTTGAATGAAGTTACGCCTACTCCAGGTGCAGAGCCTTTCACAGTTGTAGAGTCTTCTGATGGAGTTTACGACTTCACAATCACAACTCCAGCTTCTTCAACAGAAACATTTGCTTTAGGAATTGATGCAGCCACTTTAGGATATGACGATACCTACCTTGTTAGCGAGACAATCGTAATTCCTTAATCATGGCCAAAGCTTCACACTACCAAGTTGATCGAATACACATTTCTTTGAAAGCTTATTCTTCAAAGCAGAAAAAGAAATTTGTCAAATTCTTGGCTCTTAATGGAGTTAGGAAAGGCTTCGATGATCACTGGGAGTCGTACAAGAAGCTTAAATAAGTTCTAAAAAAAAAAGAAAGACTCGGAATAAATTTCGAGTTTTTTTTTGCTTTTACTACTCCAGTATAAAATTTTATACTACATTTGATTTATCAAACAATTAAAACAACAAAATATGAAATCAGTTAAAATCTATCTGCGGTCAACTTCAAATATTGAAAGCCCATCCATCAACGATGTAAAGACAGCTATTGACTCAGAAGGCATTCGACACACAAATCAATATCTGAAGCCAGAAGGCGGTCTGTTTACATATAAGAATTACATTAATATGCTTGTAAGCAGATTCAAATACAAAACAGTTGAGGTTTTGTGTGATTCAAAGACAGTATTTTATTGGGAGTCAAAACAGGTTGGTATAGTATAACCACAGTTGAGACACCAATGCCTCGCTTCCTTCATTGGTTGCGAGGCTTTCGAGGTGTAAAGCTAAGATGAAATCAAGAGAATCAATATTACTTGAGAGGCCAGTTTTGATAGGGCAGCACGGCAATAAGAAGTTGACAAGTAGGATATTTGCAGGAGATTTAATCACTGTCAAAGACAAAGAACTAACTTCATGTATTTTTGCAAAGCCTACACATCAGATATTTGGCTGCTTCAGTGACTACTTTAATGAAAGGTCAGAGCTTGCAGCTTTGGACTTAAAGGAATGCAAGCCAGAAATAATTAAAATCAAAAACTTATAATGTTAACGAAATTATTCATTTGGCTCACGAGGTCAAAATACAAGCGCGACGCTGGAGGCGCACAGAACGCTTTTGACAGCTCCTTTCCTTTGCGTGAATATGTTTGGGTATTAGAGGATAATAAGCTTACACAGTTAGCCGGAAATAGCAAACAAGCAGTGATTGCTGAGGCTCACATAAAAGGCAAGCGAGGTTGGCTACATGAACGCATTGAATATCGCCATGTGATCAGAAGCTGGAAAGAAGCTGGAATCTGGGTAAAACCAAAAACCAATAGACAATAATTTTAACAGGATAAGGCTAATCTAGTGACCTTAGAAAGTTAGGCGATAGGTTGTTAATCTCAGACTCTAGCCTTCCGATTTTTTTATTCGCTTCCTTATTCTCCTTTTGCGTAGAGTCTATTCCTAGATTTGCTGAAATTACAGACATCTCATGTAGTTTCTTATCTATAAGCTTTCTTACTTTCTCGTCCTTGTAGTATAATGCAACTCCTTCAATCATAAGTTCATAAGTAAGTTAATGGGTGTTCGGCCCTGATTAAGAACAACAACGCAGCCAATAGCGGGCTTCTTCCCTCTTTTAGCGTACGCCATAGCATATGAGTTGTGATCTATTCCACACCCTACTTGAGTTCCGAAGACCTTAAACTTCTGGCCGACAACCCATTCAGTATAAGCCTGAGTGTGTAGGTGTCCTTGAACTGTGGACATCATGTCTGCCTTGCATTTGGTTCTAGCTGTTCCCGCCTCGCCATGAATGTATTGCACATCGTCAATAACAAGTCTGTCTACAAAATCAAATTGAGGAACTTCTAATACATCTTTGTATTCTCTGATCCATTTTGTAGGAACTGATGAGGTTTGAGCTTTGCGCATAATTAACCTGTCATGGTTTCCAATAATAACGGTAGCAACCGGGAAAGCATCTCGCCACCTTGCTATTTTTTTAATTGCGAAGTCTAGTTCATCTGCACCCCCAAGCCCGTCCGCATCTGTTTCGTGGTAGCTGCTAAAGTGGTTGTCGATCACATCGCCTATAAATACAATTCTGTTGCAGTTAAACTTCTCCTTTTGCTCTATGCAGAAATCTAGATATCCATCAAGACAGAAAGGCTCGTGAAGGTCACCTATAACTAAGACCCTGTTAGACTCATCTTTTAGACTTCCCACAAGCCAATTAAGTCCTTTGTTTAATCTTGGTCTACTCATTCTATTAAATTTTATTTTCTCATCGCGAAATCTAAAGTATTTATTTTTGCAGTATGAACAGATTAATTGAAGTTGCAAAGAATCTACAGAAGATAACAGACAGAAGAGTCTTCTTCTTGACTTTTACCAGAGGCGATGCACAAAATCAAATAATTGAATTTAACACAGAAGGACAGCTTAGACTTGGAATCGCTTCTGATGGTTCTTCTCTTCCGGTTTATTCAAAGCTCACTGAGATAATGTCTGAAGGTGTTAAGCAAGCTGGAACTCCTTACACACTTTATGACACTGGAGCCTTTTATGAATCCTTCAAGATCAGTTCCATCGATGGAGATTCTGTGACAATAGAGGCCCAAACTCAGAAGCCAGACAAAGATTTGCTTGAGTATGGGAAAATTATCGGCTTAACAGATGTCAGCTTGACAGAACTTGTTAATTTCATTATCCCAATCATTCGAGACATTGTAATTAAAGAGACATTGAAATAAAAATATCGCAACTCGTAAAGGTTCTTGTGTTGAATAAATTGCTTAACTTCGAATTTTGTATTTTTACGCAATGAACGTGCATACCTCTATTGATACATTACCAATTGGCAGTTACTGGAAAATTATAGAAACAGGAGACGTTCATCTTCTTCTTGACGGTAAGAATGACGGCACAATTAAAGCAGAGCATCTCCAAACTGCATGGGAGTTAATTGAAGAAGAAATGTTTGATCTACTTGCCGAGGATAAGGACTACATCGAGCAAGTAAACGATGAGCGTCGTGAATATTTGCGAAAGCTTAAAGCGTTGATTGTTGGTGACACATTATCGATCTTACAATATAAACAGACAAGCTTGTACACACAAGAAGAGTTAGGCGATCTAGAACCTTTTAAATATCACAAAAGCATTGCAGTTCTTGAGGCTCATCTTGGATTTCCAATAGATGATTCAAAAATGTCGGTTCGCAAATATTACATTCACGCACAATTGATGAAAGAAAATGGCACAAAACCGAATTGAACGGTCAGACATAATTGCACCAGATGCGCTTATTGGTGTCATTAAAGAGGGTCGTGATCTGGAACAGCAACTTATCAAAGTTCTTGAGGTGATCCAACAGATCATGAAGGGTGGATCAATCAAGTCTGGTGGTGATTTGAGGGCATACACAGAACAGGTGCGTGACTTGAATGAAACATCAAAGACACTTGCAAAGACGCAGAATATCGTCAAAGAATCAACAAAGCAACTTGACGAATCAATTGCTGAAGAAATCGTTGTAAACAAAGAGCTGAATAAGCAAGTTGACGACGTGAACGGAAGCTTTACACAAAACGTCAAGCTGTCTGTTCGCTATCGCCTTGAGTTAAAAAAGCTTGCACAGCAGCAAAAAGATCTTACAAAGCAACTTGATCGAGGGCTTATAAGTACAAGCAATTTTGTGGAAAAGTCAACTGTTCTTTCAAAGCGACAGAAAGAATTGACAGTTGCAAACCAACAGCTTGGAATTACAATGCGTCAGCAGGTAAAGCAAGCAAATGCTGCAGGTACTTCTTTCGATGAACTTAGTATTCATCTTGGTAAGCTTCGCGACACATACAGAAAGCTCACTTCGGAAGAACGAAAATCACCTTTTGGAGTTTCATTAAAAAAATCAATCACAGAGCTTGACAAGCAGGTAAAGGCAAACGATGAATCCATCGGAAACTTTCAGCGGTCTGTAGGTAATTATCGAAAAGGGCTTGGCAAAACAATTGAGAAACAAGATTTCATGGGTCAGTCGCTTGGCGGCTTAAAGAAAAAATTCGGTGCTTTATTGTCACCTATTGGAGCTGTTGCAGGTGCTGTGTCTGGATTAACAGCTTTATATTTAGGTAGCACAGCAGGCGCACTTGATTTTGCATCGGCAACAACAAGGCTTAAAGCTGTGCAAATGGGTTTTGCAAACGATTTTGCAGAATCACTTGGTGCTGATGGTAAAGGTGGCGGCCCTTTGGATAAAATAGCATCCTTTCTTACAAAGCAACTATTTGGCATGTCCTCATTTATTCGAGGTGAAATTGAGGTTCTAGCAACCAATAGACTTGCCGATTTGGAGGTTGAAGCCATCAGAGCTGAAGCGCTTGCGGCAAAGCAAATTGACACACTTGAAGAATTAAAGCAGGTGCGTGACGATACATATCTCCCATTTTCTAAAAGGGTAAAAGCCGCGAGCGATGCTGTTGACATACTCACGGAAAGAGAAGATGCAGAATTAAGTGTTGCGCGAAAACGATTAAAGATGTTTCAAGGCTTATTGAAGAATGACCCGAACAACCTGCCACGTCAGAAGCTTGTCGCACAGCAGTTGTTAGAAATCGCACGAATAGAAAGAGAGAACGAACGACTTCGCACAGAGGCAGTCAGAGCAGTCGGACGTGTTCAGCGTGAAATTGATGCGGACAAAGCTAAACGAGACAGAGAGGCAAATGCATTAAAGAAAAAGCGAGAAGAAGAAGCAGAGAAGGCTGCTGCAAAAAAGAGAAAAGAAGATGAGCTTGCAGAGAAAGCGAGACTAAAAGAGATAGATGACTACCAGAAGCTTGATCAACTTGTGTATGATTCACAGATTGCAACTGCTGAATTTGAAGAAAATGCAGAACAAGTCTTTGAGTTGCGTCGTGAAAAGCTTCAACAGCAAAGAGAATTTGAACTTGAAAATGAAAAGCTGACGACTGCAGAAAGGTTAATTATTCAACGTCAATACATTAATGATTTAAACAACATTAATCGTGAAGAAGAAGCATTTAAAAAACAGAAGCGTCAAGAGGAGATAAACGCAGCAATTGAGCAAGCAAAGCAATTGACTTCAATTTTTGAGGATGCAATGAATAGGCGAAGCGAACTGCGACAAGAACAAATTATTCGTGAAATTGGTGACGCTAAAGAAGATTTAGCTCGACAAGAAGACTTGGCTGATCGTGGATTAGCAAACACCCTTGCTTTTGAGCAGAAAAAAGCCGCAGAACTTGAGGCTCAAAGAGATAGAGAAGCAAAGAAACAGGAGAAGCGTCAGAAAACTCTCGCATATTTAACAGCTTTTACAGAGTACCTTAAAGAGAATCCAAGCACAGCAGCAGGAAAAGCACTCGCTCAGGTTGCTATTGCTGAGACTGTTTCAGGCTTGTTCTACGAAGGAACAGAGTCAGTTGGTGATGATAACGCAACTAAGTGGAGGAACACAGGTAGAGATGACTATTTGATTGGTGTGCATAAAGGTGAGCGAATTATTAAAACTCAGGACAATAAGAAAATCGGAAACATGAGCAACGAAGATCTAGTTGCTATGGCAGAAGCTCACAGAAAAGGTGAATATCAAATCAACGCCTTGAGTGATAAGAATATTGTGAACGAGCTGCGTTCTGTTCGAAAAGCAGTAAGCTCTTCGGGGCAAATCATCGACGTTGACAAGCTTGGTCAAATGATTGACAAGCGAGTCGAAGATGGTATTAAGAAAACAATAGTGCATAAAAGGAAGCCAAGGAGAATATGAAGCAACTGCATAAGATAAACGGCAAGTCTGTTCAAGTTCCTAAGAATCATCAAGAGCTTTCCATTGAAATAAACTTCGACAACGACAGCACAGATAGGCAGGTCAACATTGTAGGCTTTGAGTGGGTAGATAAAGAAGCTCAAGATTTGCTTGACTACTTTAATCTTGGCATGAGTGGAGGAGCTGGAGTCTTTGAAGGAGTTCCGCACAAGATTACACTTCAAGAAAATGGAAGCTCGCTTGATTTGTTTGATGGTTATATTGACCTATCAACTGCAAATTGGGGTAGAAATCAAGTCGTTGCTGATAGCACACCAGTCGCAAAAATTGATTGGCTTAATGATATAGCTGACAGTTTCACATTTGAATACTTGCGCGAAATCGATAAGATTAAAGACTCAGACTTCGTGTTTGTTCCTTATGTCGTGAGCAGTGTTCCAAATTACTCAGATGCAATGATCACTACTGTTACGATAGTATTTTGCACAGTCGAAATTGAGGATGCGTTTAATCAAGTTAGTGCTGCCCTAGGAAAGATCGGAACAGGATGGGAAGCTGTTGGCGGTGTAATTGAGTTAATTTTTAGAATCTTATACGCTCTTTTGTTGATTGTTACAATATTAAATCTGATTCTTGATTTAATTGCTCTTATTATTCAGAAAATAAAGTATAAACCAGCGATGTCAGTAAACCGATTAATCGAAATCGCTTGCGACTTTAAAGGGCTTACATACACAAGCGACTTTCTTTTTGAGTCTACTTGGTCAAAGCTGCATATTATTCCAGAGAGCTTTTCAAATCCTGCCGATGTTGAAGATGATAGAATCTTGGGCTTCTTTGCGCCAAACAATAAAGAACAAAACGGATATTTTCAAGGCACGTTTGGAGACTTACTTCGAGCAATCAAAGACACCTTTAATGCTAAGGTTGTAATCAATGGAAAGCAGCTTTCTATTGAGAAAAGAAATAAGAAGTTGACAACAGCTCGATTTAAGCTTCCTCAATACGATGTTGAGAATTGGAAGACAAACGCTGAAGAAGTTGTTTCAAGCTATTTGATTTCATTCTCATACGATTCAGTTGAAAAGCAAACGATAAACAACTGGACTGGGAATAACATGCAAGCGATTCTTGATTTGAAAGTATCGACAGATCCTACTTTAAAGCTTCTTAAAAATCTCAACCAAGTTCAAAGTCCTTTTGCTAGAGCTACAAGAAAAACAACTTTCACTATTCCTGAGAAAATTGCTGATGCTCTTCTTGATGACATTGGTGTAGTTGTTGGTGTTTTTGTGAATTTGGCAAATGGAGTTATAAGCGTAGTTAACAAAGCTATTAAGACAATCAACAAACTAAAGTCAGCCTTATCCGTTATTGGGATAAAAATCAAAGCTGATTTCGATCCCGTTCCACGTCTTACTGATCCTGGGCTTGAAAACCTTATCGACAACAGAATCGGCATGATGCTTCTTGATACCGACATGATTACTGTTCCAAAGTTGGCGCTTCTTGATGTAAACTCAAACTATAGACTCAACAAAATATCTGCTTTAAACGATACTAAATTAACTGCTCTTAATCTCTTCAACGAGTTTCACATTTCGAATACTTTTGCACCTACTGCAAACTCAGCACAGAGATATGAATTTGAATATGATCAAGTGGAGATGAATCTTACAGACGTTCAAAACGTGATTGAAGATAGAGCTGTCAAGCTACCTTCAGGTGAAATTGTTGAAGTCGTATCTTGTAACTGGAATCCTTTCACGAGATTAGCTACTTTTGTAGTACGTCAAAGAAAGCTTTTTACTAACAACTTAAAACAGGTTATCCTTGAGCCAATTGGAAGATGATATAAAAAAAATAAGAGAAGGTTTGCAAGGCTCACTGGAGTTTTTAAAATCTGCTCCAAAAGTTCTTGAGAGCTTGACAAAAGACTTGAAGCCTAAAACGGATGAAGAGCTTCAGCAGTATGCAAAAATCATGGAAGGAGAAATCGAAATCCATGACAAAGTTAAAAAATTAAGAGATAAATATGCCAGTCTGGTTAGAGAGTCTTGAGATAAACGAAGAGAATGTCACTGGAACTATTGACTATCTCAAAGGAAATATGTTCCAGAAAATCGAAGTCAACATTGAAATTCGTGTTGAAACTTGGGTTGAAATGAACGCCACTGATGAAGTGTATTTCGGTGACCCTGGCATGACCACGAATGACTGGATCACTGCAACTTGGCCTTTTGCTACTGACTTTAATGTTGGAGATTCTCTTTCGGTTGTAGGCTCTAATTCAGGAACAAACGATTCAAATCTTTATGTAATTATAGAGAAGCCAAGCGATTATGAGATTCGAATCAGCGGCTTCGCCTCAATGGTCTCTAATCTTGAGAATACTGGAAAGATCCACTTGATTCAAGAGTCTGAAGGAATCATTTTAGACTACGGCCTAATTGAAAACGCAGAAGCGACCAACTTCAATTCAAAAGTTGACGGCTCTTTAATGCGTTATGAATATGGTGCAAATCCTATTGGTGCGACTCCTATCTTAATGAATCCTCTAGGAAAAAAAGATTGGCAGCTTGGAATCACAGGTTTGGATGACGTTCTA